TTCCGGCGTGTCATCCACGATCTCGACGGAAACGTCAAAATCATCATCATCTTCGTTCTGTAGTGCTTCCTGCATCATGCTCGTGTGTACCCCCGTGGATCGTTGACTACACCCTCAACGGTGTCGTCGTTAATGATGCGAAATTCCTTGCCAAGCACCTTGAATCTTGTGCCGGAATAAGACCGGAAGAGGACAAAGTCCCCCTCTTTGCACCAAGGGCCATCTGGAAAACGGCTTGCATCGCCGTATGCTGCTGGACCAAGCTTTACAACAAACCCAAGGATCGACGCAGTTTCCTCTGCGGACCTGAGATTGTCTGGCATATAAACGCCGCCTGCAGTTTTTTCGCTGATTTCGGGGAGGGCGATCAGGATTCTGTATCCAGTTGGTTCTGGAAGCTTTGCCTGAAGTGCTTCATCGACTAGTTTTTCGTCCGAGACGTTGACTATAGCGACCATATTCTACCTTCTGCAGTGATTGAGGCTCACAGCGCCTTGCACGGACCATCCGCGATAGGGGAACTTTAGGGCAAAAAGTTCTACGATTCAATATATCTCTTCTCAATATCCCGCAAATCCTCCTCAATGCCGGATAATGCCTCGTACTTGCCTACATTCTTCCAGTAGATTTCAGGGGTCGATGCCCCTCCGGTAGCCAAGTATTGTTCAATAGAACTTTTGTATTCCTTGATGCGCCGCTCAAAGATAGAGAACACATCAAGTTCCATTTCGTTCCGCAAGATTATGATCCTTTGTTGTATTCCCGTTCGTCAAGATTGAGGTCTTTGGCGATTTCAAGACCAAGCCTTGCGCCTTCCATCTTTTGTTCGCGCTGCGATTTGTCCAACTCAACGGCGAGACGCGCACCAATTTGAGCGCCAGCACGTTTGTCTTCTGCCTTGATCCGCATCTCCTGCGTGTCGTTATTGCTTTCGATGCGAAGACGCTCAAGCTCAAGCTTCTGCTGATCCATCTGCATCTTGTGCTGAAGCTCTTGCTCCTTGATGGAAAGCTCACGCTGTTGGATTTGGGTAAGCGGGTCTTCTGCCTGCTTCTGAGCTTCTGCCTGCTGAGCTTCCTGCTGGTTCTGCTGCGTAATCTTTTGTGCGGCCTCGGCCACCAGCTTCGACAGTTCGAACTCGACATCTTCCGGCAGCGGAGAATCCGGATCGGGCAGCTCGACGCCAAGCTTGAGCTGGATGTTCTTTCGGTACTCCATAGCAACGTGTTCGGTGATGTGTGCCGACATTGCAGACTGGATTGCTGATGCAAACGGAGACTGGCCAATAAGCTCCTGAATTTTCGGGTCTTGCATTGCGGCCATATGCGTTTGGATATGCGCCTGATGGTCCTGATATGCAAAGGCCTTTACAGGCTCCTGCTTCAGCATTGCCATGTTTTCCGTGACAGGGTCTTTCGGCTTGATCTCTTCTGGAAGCTTGATGATGTCGCTGGCGTCTTGAATGCCAAGGACTTCCAGCATTTGACGGTGCAGCTTACCCATGTCGTACAGTTGTGGTGCCTGCTGTGCGAGCTGTAGGGCAGCTTGGTACTGCATGATGCGCTGCGCCATCGTTGCAGCATTTGGGTCAGAAACGGGGATAACATCCACACGACCATCGAAGTCTTCTGTGCGGTTGTACTCCCCGTCCATTTCGTAGGCATATTCTGCTGGCATGTAGTCATGAACTACTTGTGCGATGAGCCGAAGCTCACGCTTCATCGCCGCATGAAGTCGAGCCTGCACACCGGACATGACCTTCATGGAGCGTTCCATGAGGGCGAGGGTAGAGCCTACGGGTGCCTGTGCGTTCATGTCGCCAACTTGAATGTCGGCCACGGAGCCGATGCGACGGCCTTCCTCAACGATATTCCCAAGGAGCTGGTAGAGAACACCAGACGGCTCCTTGTACGGGATGAATGTGATGGAGTCTCGAATGGCACCGCCGGGGACATCAACGTCCCTGAACTCACCCGGCATCAACGGAGAGTCGTCACCCTTGATGCGCATGCCGCGAGCCTTCAAGCCAGCAGGAAGGTTAGACAGGGTGCCAGCATCAATGAGCTGACGCAGGATGGACGTTGCTGATTTTGCCAATCCACCAATCAGGTGGATCAGGCCAGTTCCGTAGAACCCAAGACCGGGCAGGTAACGGTAATGCACGAAGTGAAGGCGCTTGCGCTTCTTCAGATCGTCCTCGTACCAGTTGCGACGGATTGCCAGAATCTCACGCGAAGACTTGTCGATGGTTACCACATACGGACGGGCAAGGCCGTCTTCGTCTGCAAGGTCACCGGGCAGGTCGAGATCGGCATGGATTTCCAAGATGGTGTGGCGATCATCGTCTTCGAGGATAGCTGACTCGCCATCAAGATCATCGTACTTTTCTTGGATGTCTGTGCGATCAGGCGATGGTGCCGGAAGATCAATGTCACGGTAGAAGCCATTGAATTGCAGCTCTGCAATCTCATTGCTGGTCTTCTTCATGACATGCGTGTAGCGCGGGCAGGTCTCAAGATCAGATGCGCCATATGCCACGACAAAGTCTTCCGCAGGAACGAACATGGCAGCGGGCCGTTCGCGGATGGGATCGTAGTACACCTTCTTGAAGGCAGAGCCAGCAAGAGGAAGCTTGAACAGCATCTGTTCCGTTTCCTCGCGGTACTCCGTCATCTCCTCGGTGAGAAGGTAATTGAGTTCGTTCTCTACGCGCTGGGACTGCTTGTATTTGTCAGTGGTAAGCTTCCCAACGATCTTGGTGCGAACGGGTCCGGACGGCGGGAACATTTCACCCATCGCCTGCGCTTGGAACCGGACAATTGCTTCTGTTAGAAGAGGATGGAAAACGCCAGATGCACCAGCCCACGGCTGCTGTCTTTCTTCGATCTTCAGGCCAAGGAGGTCCAGACCCTTTACATAAGCCCGCGCCCAGTCTTTGCGTGACTCTCGGTCTGCCATGAAATCACTGACCAAGTCTGATGCAAGTGTTTGCAGGTCTTGCTCATCCATGAACTCGGCAAGGTTGCTTTCATGGTCTGGACCAATAAGGTCTTCAGACATCTCTCCGGTGAAATCAATGACGATCCCACCATCTCCAGTGCTGACTGAAACAGCATCAGGATTGGCAATTTCAACCATGATCTCGGACGAATCGTCCTCGGTATCCATGACCTCTTCAGGGTCGAATGGTTCCATTGGCTTTGTGATCGGCATCACGCTTCCCCATAAAGTTCAATTGAACCATATCAGATGGATCAATAAAATTCCACTGGCCTACGATACGGTTTCTCATCGTCCCAGTCATCGCTGCTTGACCTGATCCAGCCGCCCTGCCTGAACCTAATCAGGGCTTGGCTTACAGAGTCAACATAGTCATCGTGGTCACCGGATGGAAAGGCCGCGCATTCTTCAATGACATCATAGGCCCATTTGGTCGGCGGGTGCCAGATAACACCGCTGGCAAACAGGTCCGTGATGGCATTCACGCGGGCTATCTTATCTGATCCTCGTGACGGTGTGAACTCTGTAACTGGAAGTCCCATTGCACGAAGCTCAAAGATCAGCGGAGCGCCTGATGCCTTCTTTTCAACAACGAGTTGGTCTGGCTCGTACTCCCAGTACTTGTCGTATGCCGTCTGCTTTAGCTCAGGAAACTCAAGCTTTTCCTTGTACGCATCCAGCAAAATAAGGTTGGGTGTTTTCCCATCGTTGATGTCTTGATGGTAGAACACACCCCATGTTGTGCAGGCGCTGTAGTCAGAGCGTTGTGTTTTCAGAAATGCCGTGTCCCAAGACTGCAGGATGGCTTGGCAGTGCGGAGGCTCATATGCATCCCACTCGTTCCACCACTCGCGCTTGATGAGAGCGCCTTCTTCTGATGTCGGGTTCTGCTGGTACTGAGCGTTCCATTTGGAGACAGAGATTTCAGCCTTGATGGCTTCGAGTTCCTCTTGGCTCCAAAACTCAGGCCACAGTGGCGTACCAGATGGCATGAGTGCCGGAAACTCAATGACCTCCCATTCATCCGTGCCTTCGCGCTCTGTGGAGCGTTTTACGATCTGGCCAGTGAGGTCGCGCTTGGACCAGCGCGTCATGACGACGATGATGGCACCACCGGGCTGGAGACGCTGACGCGGGCCTGAGGTGTACCATTCGTAGACGCGGTCATAGACTTCGGGGTTGAACTGCCCCTGCTGTGCATCCTGTTCTGAGTGGGGGTCGTCGATGATGAGGACATCGGCACCCTTACCAGTCACGGCACCACCAATACCGATAGCGAAGTAGTCGCCACCCTTGTTGGTGTTCCAGCGGCCAGCGGCCTTGCTGTCCGAGGAAAGCTCAATGCCCTTGAAGACGGTCTGGAAGTCCTCGCCTTGAATGAGGTTACGGACCTTACGGCCAAACCCCACTGCGAGTTCTGCTGTGTGTGCCGTCTGGATGATCTTCTTTTGCGGAAATCTTCCGAGATACCAAGCCGGGAACAGGTATGATGCAAACTCCGACTTGGTGTGTCGAGGTGGCATGTTGATGATGAGCCGCTTGAGCTTGCCTTGTGCCACGCGCTCGAAGGCGTCTGCCATGATTTCATGGTGCCGACCAGCAATGAAGCTGGGCCACATGAGCTTTACAAACGGAATGAACTTATCCTTGGCAGATTCCTTGGAGCGAGCCGATTCTAGGGCTTCCAGCTCCTTCAGAATTTCGGCCTGCTCCGCGAGAGACAGGCCGGAAATCTTCTGCAGGATGGAGTCATGTTTCCCCATGACTTAGCGAGACACCTTGCCGCCCTCTTTGTACGTCGGGCTGTACATTGGGTTGTACATTGGCTGCGGCATGTACTGCCGCGGGAACGGCGCAAAGCCACCAAACTCACGTTGCACCGGAGGGCCGTACTGGCCACGGAACCCACCGATTCCACCCATCTCGTATGGATTGCGGCGCTGCATCATCTGAGCCATGCGCTGCATTTCTTGCTGCTGGTTTTCCAGTTGCTTGATGCGGTAGTCCTTGAAGGCACCGCTGCCCTCAAAGGCAGACCGCAGCTCATTGAGGCGCGTCTGTTGCTCCTCGGTTGGGCCAAGCGATTTCTGGTATTCAGTCAGGGCTTGGTATTCAGCATTACCAGCAAACGGGTCTTCTGGCGCTTGCACAGCTTGCGGCTGCTCCGTGGGTGCCTGAGCCATCTGGTCTTGTTGTGCCTGCATGAACGGAGGAGGCATCACGCGGTTGTAGTTGTCCTGCATGCCATAGCGGCCACCACCCTTGCCGCCACCAAATGGGCTAGGCTGAGACATCCGTTGAGGCGGGGAACCATAGGGCGAAGAGCCACCCTTTCCAGACGGACCTTGTGGATATGAAGACATCTGCTGGTAAGCTGGCATCCCGCCACCCTGACCGCCATAATTTCCTGCACCCATGATGTTCCTCCAAGCAAACTTGCCGAACTATAGCACTAAGGTTCCAGTCAGAAAAGGTGGTTGTTCTACCCCCGCGCACGCGCACACGCGAATAGTATATTATTATATATATTATTATTATATAACCTAACTCAACCATAACCTAACTCAATAATACTACACCTACCCCCTAAAGGGGGTAGTATATATATATATATATTATACTACTATGGCACTTTGAGGTTTGAGCATGCTGATCTGCGAGAAGAACTGGTTCGTGGTGGAGATACCAAAGTCAGGGTCTTCAACTCTGCAGGTGATCCTAGACAGAAAGTTCAATGGAACTTCTCTGAATGGGCATCACACGGTTTCAGAAGCCATCGCCAGAAACGAAGGCAAAGAGTTCGATCTCATCATGGCGGTTGTCCGGCACCCAGAAGACAGGGTGGTCAGTGCCGTGAATCATCTGCTGTCCAATCTCAACCTGCATCCAGATGACAGACCCGGCATTCTCAAAGCAGCAGAAGACATCCTAAAGGGCGCAGCCAAAGGCTATGACCGGAAAACACACCTCGTCCACTACTTCGTGTTTAAACCACAATACATGTTCCTAGACACACACCATCCCATCAAGCTCTTCACATTCCCAAGGCTCCAAGAAGCAGCAGACTTCCTCGGATACACAGGCCAACTCCCACATGCCAACAAAAGCAATAAGTGGGTTTCAAAATCAGATGTAGAAGTACTGGGGGGGTATAGAGACGTTATGGCACTCTACGAAAAAGACCTAGAACTCTACGAATCATATTCGATTCTGGAAATGTAAGTGGAGGGGGGGGTATATGAACCTAGAGGGTATTTGGATGAGTGGAATACTATGTACGGCTCGTGGCCAGCGGGCCGCGTGAAACGGGGGGTGGGGGGTAGGTGGGGGTCGGACCCCTGCCACCCTGTCGATGACGGCACCCCCTCAGAGGCCCAGAGAGGCCCGCTAGAGGACCGTCTTTGCGTTTCCGGTGGTGAGGTAGCCGACGGCCACAGATGGCGCTGTACGGCCCTCTCATGCCCTGTGCGGCGATCCTGCCAGTGACACCTGCCGTGATGTCCTGACCTGATGGCCACGCACCATGGCCACCGTCGATGACCACGATGACCACCCCCACGTCATCCCCCCCGCCCAGAACCTCAGGCCAGCCCAAGACGCCGCAGCTTTTCGGTCAGGTCGCGTTCGATCTCATCCGCCGTGCGATCCGTCTTGTCCTCAGTCTCCACACGGTCGGTGAACAGGGCCACGCTCTTGCCCAACAGTTCCAAGGCGCGGACCCTTGCCCCGTCCTGAACATCAGGCGACAGGGCCAGATCGGTAAGCTGTTTCAAAACCAGATCGCTTCGAGAGAGCGACTGCATG